TATCAATTATGGAAAAGAATATTACGGTCTATGGTAAGCCAGGGTGTCCGCAGTGCGACTTAACGAAGGCTTATCTTAAGGTAAAGGGCATCCAGTTCAATTACATTGATGTGACGGTGGATGCGGCTGCTTTGAATTTGATTCAAGAACATGGATATCAACAGTTACCTGTGGTGTCTATCAATGACTTCGAATCTTCGTGGTCCGGTCATAGCGTGCCTGCTTTGGTTCGGCTAGCAATGTGGGATGGTGAGTGAGGATGAAGAAGAAGGAGATTTATCTGGGCGGTGAGTTAGTTTATACGAGTGACGACACAGCCGACACTGACCCTGTCCGACCTAACCACTATCGCCAAGGTTCGGTTGACCTATTCGAGACCTGGTATCTCACCTATCCGTTTAACGAGTTCCGAGCGATTATGAAGTCTCACATCGCCAAGTATCTCCACCGGTACCAAGATAAGAACGGTACAGAGGACCTGGACAAAGCGTCTTATTGTATTAAACGCCTGCGCGAATACGAGGAGCGTGAAGCGAATGTCTAAGCCTTCCGAGTTAGAGCTAAGAGTCAGAGAAGAGCAGCGCGACTTTCTCAAGACCAAAGCCACTCAGTACCGAAAATTAGCTATCTCGCACATGTATACCAACGTGCCACGATATAATCAGCTTATTCGTGAGGCTAGGAAGTTTGACCTGTGCGCTGAGTTGATTTGTCCGGCAGTTAGTGAGGTGGAGAGTAAATGATTTGGATCATCGTAATTATCCAAGCGATTGCTATCGTGAGGTTATGGGTAGTGGTCGATTACCTGATTGAGTGGATAGGCCAAATGGGAGATAGCTTACTGGAGTGTGACAAACTCCAACAAAAGATTATCGATAGCAACAAACGACGAATCGAGGCTCTTGAGCATCGATGACTTTAGCACACTAGAAGAAAGAAGGTGAGTAGCATTAAGTTCGAATGGTTAAGAGATTACATAGAGCGTGAGGAACGTATCACTTATCTAAAGTGGAACCTGGCCAAGTCAAAAGCTGAATTGGCTAGATGGGTCGAGGGAGATTTGCAAAATGTACGATTGACCCAGGGCTCACTTTCTGCGAATTTGGAAAATAACATTATCCTTTTAGCAAAAGAGCTCGACACTCTCTCTGCTGAACAGGACGAACTCAACTCACTGATTCAAACGTTCAAAGGCGTTGACCAACAGATTGTACGACTCAAGTATATCGAGGGACTATCATTGGAAGCTATCGCTGAGACACTAGGCTACTCCGAGTCGCACATCAAACATCGCCATGCTGAGATACGCAGGAATATCAGCTTTATCTCAGACTACATACGTAAGATACACAAGTACCACGATGAGTTAGAAACCATCTACAAAGATGTAACCTAAAACTAAGGTGCAATAAAAGTGCACACTTTCAGTGCATGGTTTCCTTGATAACTCTAAGGTATGATGGTAATGTCAAAAGATTACACAAGAAGCTACTGGCCTATGCTAGTGGCTTTTTACTTTAGGTGGTGTGGTTATGGAACATGACTTAGATCAGCTAATTCATCTAGCACGCAAGCAAGACATGGAGACAGAGTTCAACAGTCGGACAAAGCGCAACCAGTTCTATTGGTCAAGTGAATGGCGAAAGCTGAAGCACTCAGTCCTTAAGCGTGACCATCACGAGTGTCAGCTGTGCAAGCGTGAGGGCAGACTCACACTTGATAACCTAATGGTTCATCACATCAAACCACTAGAGTACTATCCATTGCTTCGACTTGATGCGGACAACCTGGTGACTCTGTGTAAAAACTGTCATAACAAGGTGCATGGACTGGTATCCCAGTACAGTGACGAGTGGTGGTAAGCTGTGAAAATCTAATGAAAATTTAATTTTGGACCCCCTCAAAAGATTTTTGAATTTTTGGAAAGCTCTTTCAGCGGGCGTCCAGTCGACTCCGGCAAAAATTAACTCATTTTTACAAAAGAAGGGAGGGAAGACGCGTGAATGCTATTCCTCGTACTAAGATAGAGAAATATTGGTTAGACCAGTTTGATGCTAACGATATCCAGGCACAATTGTTGGTACAACGCTATTCTTTGTTCATCAAGAACCAACGTTCGCTTCAAACGGAAATCAACAAGCAAGGTGTTCAAATTGTGGTCAAGAATGGTAGCCAAACATTCAACAAACCTAACCCTCTCTTGAAAGAATTGCGTGACCTGGAAAAGGAAATTGCAAAAATGGAGAAAGAATTAGGCAAGCGTGCGGAAGCAACCGCAAAGGCAAAACCTAAGGCGCGACAGGGGCTGGTCTAGATGCTTCGTCAGCAATATGTTGATGCGTATATTAGAGAAATAGAGTCCTGCCGATATGTCGTAAACGAACATCGACTCTTGGAAGTCCGATGGATGAAAGAGGTCGTACTTAAGTTAAAGGGTGCTTACTACGATGAGGAGCAGATAGAGAACTGCATCAAGTTCGCAGAGAAGTATTTCTTCAAACTTGACCTATTCCAAAAATATCTCATTGCCAACGTCTTCCTCTTCTATGCTGATGGGGAGGTCGTTTTTGATGAGTTCTTCATTACCATGGCTCGTGGTAATGGTAAGAACGGGTTCATCAGTGTTATGGCCAACTACTTCATTAGCCCACTGCATGGTATCCAAGAGTACAACGTTGCTATCACTGCCAACAGTGAGAACCAAGCCATGACCTCATTCAAAGAAGTGCACAACATGCTGAAGCGAAACCCTGACCTTACGGACAGCGGCTACTTCAAAAACGGTGCTTCCCTTATTTTGGGTTTGGACACTCAAAGTGAGTTTGTTTATCGGGCCAACAACGCTGCCACTCAAGACTCGTTCCGAGACGGTTGCTTGTTCTTTGACGAGATCCACCAGTTTGAAGATTATAGCGTGATTGAGGTTCAGACTTCTGGTCTTGGTAAGAAGAAAAATTCAAGAACCTTCTACATCGGTACCAATGGTTTTGTTCGTGACTCTGTCTATGATGACATGTGTTCGCGTGCTAGAAACATTGTAGAGTCGAAAGAATTGATAGACCACATGTTTCCTTTCGTGTGTACACTCGATTCGCCCGATGAAGTTGAAGACGAGAACAAGTGGCAGAAAGCTAATCCGATGTTCCATGGCGAAATGAGTGATTATGCAAAGACACTGTTTACTAAGACACAGCGTCAATGGCAGAAACTCAAGCTTGGCATTGGTGACAAGGCTAGATGGCTAACTAAGAAGATGAACGTTCTAGGCATCAAGCAGTCTAGTAACGTGGCCACACAAGAAGAGATTATCAAGGCAGCGCGTCCTTACGGATCACACGAGGGACACAAGTGTATTGGTAGTGTCGACTTATCCAGTGTTAAAGACTTTACGGCCGTTGGCTTGCTTTACTTGGATGATGACGAGAACTACAACTGGTACACTCACACCTTCGTGCTTAAAGAATTCTTGGGCAGTGAAGCCTTGGCTGCACCAATTGATGAATGGGAGAAGCAAGGGTTGCTGACCATTGTAGACGGACCACTCATCACAGAGACGATTGTTGCTGACTGGTTCGATGAACAATCTTCTCTATTCGACTTTGACACTATCGTCATTGATAGTTACAGGGCCAGTGTCCTGCGTCCTGTGCTAGAAGATAGAGGGTTTGAGGTTGAGGTTATCAGACGCTCGCCTGGTGTACAAGCGATGATAGGTACATTGCTAGAGTCGCTATTCGCCAATGAGCAAATTATCTTTGGTGACCCAACAATGATGCGTTGGTACACGTTCAATGTTGTGGTTAAGCGTGATAAAGACGGTAACCCACGATATGAAAAGAAAGAACCTATCAAGCGTAAAACTGACGGGTTCATGGCGTTCATACATGCTTTGTATGTGTTCAACGAAAACATCACAGAGTATCAGCAACCGCAAGAGTTCCTGTTCTCTGATTTTTATAGTGGATAAATTTTTGACCTGTCATAAGTCGTAAAAAGGGGCGGAAAAGGGGTGACAATTATTGGGCTATTAGATTTTATTCTTAGACGCAATCAAGACTTTGATATCTTGGACTGGGATGAACTTAAGTCTGTATACAAAACAACTCACTTGAAGCAATCGGCTGTTGACATTGTTATCGGCAAGATCATCACGATGAGTTCACTTGTACAGTTTAGGTCGAAGGACGAAACCTTAAACCGAAAGCTGAATGTAAAACCTAACCCAAACCAAAACGCACAAGAGTTCAGATCAGAGCTGATTAAGCGGCTGCTTTGCGACGGAGAGTGTTTGGTGGTTAAGTTAGGCAACGACTTATTCATTGCTGACGGTTGGGTAGTAGATGGTTCTGTGACCAAAGAAAGAACCTACAAGCAAGTGTCTGTAGGGCAGTTGAGCTTGACCAAAGAGTTCACTTCTTCTGAGGTCTTCCACTTCAAGTATCACAACGATAAGCTGAATCAGTATCTCAAAAACCTAGACGAGTCATACGCCAAGTTATTCCAACGTATGATTGAGGTCCACATGAGAGAGCAACAGATTCGGGTCTACGCTAACTTTAAGGGGATGAAATCAAAATCAAACCTGAACGATGATGCGAAGAAAAACGTTGATGTCTTTACAAAGTTCTTAGCAGGGATGAAACGAGAGTTGGAACAATCTTCGGTTGCTGTGGTTCCTCGACAAGGGGATGACTACGACATCGAAGAGAAATCTCAAAACCACCTTGGACGGAACGTTGAAGAAGTCGGAGTCATTGAGAACATGTACATCGCTCAAGTGGCCAAGGCACTGCAAGTGCCAACGCCAATGTTTAGTGGTGACTTGGCGGATGTCAGTCAGCATAGCGAGAACATGGTTCGTTGGTGTATCAAACCTTTGATGACTTTGATTGCGACTGAGATTAACGCAAAATTCTTTACTGAGTCAGATTTGAACAAAGGAAAAGGTGTGAAGGTCAACTTGATAGAGGTCCTTTACAGTTCTGAACTTCAAATGGCGTCTCACGTAGAGAAGATGATAGGGTCTGGAGTGTGGACTATCGATGATGCCTTGGAAATTCAAGGCAAGCCACGAGAGAACACAATTGTCACAACTCGTCGATATCTGACGAAGAATATTGCACCACTTGATGAAAGCACTGGCGCGCCGCTTAACGGTTAGCTAGGGCTATTTTTGTGGTCTTAGGAAAGGAGGGACGGGATGTCAAAACTTAAAAACGTACCGTTTGAGTTCAAGAATGAAGCAACCGAAACAGGACATATCCTGACTTTGAGTGGGGCCGTACGGAAGAGATACTGGACAGATGATGATGCTGTCAGTGCAAAGCTAGTACGCGACTCTTTGGAAGGTGTAGATAAGCCAATCTTAATCAAGCTTAACTCTCCAGGTGGAGATGTGTTTGAGGGGATTGAGATTTACAACTATCTCAAGAACCACGATCAAAGTGTCACAGTAGAAATTACTGGTGTGGCTGCTTCCGCTGCTTCCATCATTGCCATGGGGGCGGACAAAATCATCATGAACACAGGCACTTCGCTGATGATCCATGAAGCATCTACTTGGACCTTTGGTAACAAGTCGGATATTCAAAAGACGCTCAACGCCCTTGAGACGATTGACGACTCGCTTGTCGCGGTCTATGTGGAACGCACCGGACTGGAAGCAGAAGAAATTTCCGACTTACTTAAGGCAGAAACCTGGATGACTGCTGACGAAGCGGTTGAAAAGGGGTTCGCTGACGAAGTGCGGAAAGCACCAAAGGCAGAGCCAAAAGGCGAGACGAAGAAAGAAGAAAAGGTTAATAACAAGGTCGTGCTCAATGTGGATACGAGCAAAATTATTGACCGTCTCGACGACTTAACGAAACGCATCGAAGATGCTATCAAGTCTAAGACACTAAAGCAGGCCGAGGAACCTGTCGCAAAACCTCGAAACTTAATGTCTAAACTTAGAGGAGGACTATAACTTTATGGAAAAATTTAATTTAACACCTGAACAAATCAAGGATAAGTTACGCGCATCATTGAAAGACTCTGATGCTACTTTAGAAAACCAAGTGGACGCAATCGTGGAGAACATGTTCTCCATCGCTGAGAGCAGTGCCAAACAAGTAAAGGCAGAGTATGCTGAGCTTGGCCACGTACAAGACGAAGCTATCTTAGCAGCTCGTGGTATCCATGTGTTGACCGCTGAAGAAACTAAGTTCTATAACGAAGCTTCTAAGAGCGGTGGCTTCAATTCAGACACTATCTTGCCTGAAACAATCATCGAGCGTGTGTTTGATGACTTACAAAAAGAACACCCATTACTTAAGTTAATCAACTTTGGCTTAGGTGTAGCGAAAGAGAAAATTATCCGTTCTCGTCGCAAGGGTAAGGCAGTTTGGGGTAAGCTCCACAAAGACATCGAAGGGCAATTAGATGCTGACTTCGGTGCAGAAGAAATCACTCAACTTAAGTTGACTGCTTTCATGCTTATCTCTAATGACACCTTAGCGCTTGGTGCTCGATGGATTGACCGCTACGTTCGTCTCTGCTTATCTGAAGCTATTTCTGAAGCTTGGGAAGAAGCAATTATCGACGGTGACGGTAAAGACAAGCCACTTGGTTTGATGCGTAAAACTTCTGGTGATACTGGCGGTGTGTTCCCTGCAAAAGAGAAGAAAGGTGACTTAACCTTCAAAGACCCTGCAACTATCGTCAAAGAGTTCGCTGCATTGATGAAAGGTTTGTCAACTTACAAACGTTACATTGGTTCAAATGACACTACCGGTTCTGATGAAGTCCGGAAAGTGGACGGTAAAGTTCACTTAATCGTGAACCCTTCTGACTACTACGACATCGTGGCACGCGCTACTGTTCAAAATGTCAATGGGGCGTACGTAACGAACTTACCATTTATCCCTGCTGATCACATCATCGAATCAACCTACGTGCCAAAAGGCAAGTTGATTGCGTTCGTTGAAGGTGAGTACAACGCTGATGTTGCGATGAAAGACAGCATCCGCAAATCAGAAGAACGCTTCATCTTGGAAGACGCTACACTCTACGTTACTAAGTTGTTAGGTCATGGCCGACCAACTAACGCAGACGCAGCGCACGTTTACGACATCAAAATTCCCAGCTAATGCCCCGGCAGGACCTGGGGCACCGGCTTCACCTTCTCCAGTACCGGGAGGGGGATAGTGAATGGAGACTTATCTTCAGGAGCTAAAACGTAGACTTCACATCTTACATGATGATGACGACGACAACTTAAAGAGTTTAATTGAAATCGCCCACGCCAAGGTAAAACACTGGTGTGGCGATTTTGATTTAACTGATCCAGTTGGTCGCGACTTGGTATTTGAACAAGTCCGGTTCATCTACCATGGCAAGACTGAGTTGTTCTACACACTATTCGCAAGCGATTTAAGCCAGTACGGTTTCACGCTAGCGACAAAGGAGTAAAGAAATGCAATCACCAATACACCAGGTTTACAACGATGGTGTGGTGACCTTCAGTACTAAAGAGCCTAATAAGGATAAATTTGGCACACCAATTGGTGGCCAGGCAACAAAAAAAGTCTGGCGCAAGTATTGGTTCAAGGATATCTGGATGCGGTCTGAGGAAGTGGTCGCTATGGCATCGTTAGGAACAAAGGAAACAAAAAAGATTGCGGTAGATGGTAAGCAACAGATTGACTCAAGCATGATTGCGACGATTGGTGGAGTAGACTACGAAATCTTTTCGTACAACTATTCAGAGCGTCGTGACAGGACCGAACTATCCTTGGTGCTGCCAAGGACGAAGGAACGGAAGGTAGGTGCAAGACATGACAACAACTAAGGAACGCATCTTTGATGCTCTAAAAGACATTGAGGGTTTGTCAGTAGTCTATGCACTAGATTATCAAGATGATATAGAACTGCCTTATGTTCGGTATCAACTGTTAGAATCAAACGCAATTTACCTCAGTAATGAAGAGCATAATACAAGAGCACGCTACCAACTCGATTTATACAGCCTACAAGCCCTCGATGTACAGGGTGAAGGTATTTTATCGACTGTGCGTTCAAAACTCCGTACAGAGCATCTGAGAGCCACTCAGTGGCAAGAAGCACCTTACACTGATTCTTCAGCAGAAGAGACAGTCTATCGTTACATGATAGAGGTGTGGTAGATGTCTCATAGTTTTGGGTTTGACCTTGCGCTAGGTGATATTGAGAAATACACCAGGCGTGGGAGAACAGTTAAACAAAAAGTCGGTGAATATGCTGACCAGGTTGTAACCAAGGCTCAATCTATCGCCACCTCGCGAGGTCTGTTTAAGACTGGTGCGGGGGTTGGTGGTATTGAGAAAGAAGACAAAGGAAGTGGATACGATGTTGGTTGGGCCAACCGGCCAAACTTCCACTTGTACTTTCACGAGATTGGCTTTCACGCTTTGGACAACCGTCATGGTAAGCAGCGTATAAAGCGAGATAGCAAGGGTAAGAGACAACGGTCTTACCGAGGGTCACGCGCCACTTATGTAGCACCTACACCTCATTTAAGGCCTGCATGGGACCAACTTGAGGGCAAGTATTATGCAGAGATTCAACGGTATTTAGCCGGTGAATAAAATCAACTAATAAAGGAGACAAAATTTTATGGCATTAGAAACAGTAAAACGCGCTCTGTTGACCGGTGTTGGCAGTATGCACGTACAAAAGATGACAAACGGCGATTTAGTTAGTTCATCTGTAAAACCAACTTATGATGAAAAGACATTCGCAACACCATCTGTTCAGAAGTTAGGTACAGCATTAACTATCGTGGACAAGAAAGTTTATCTTTCTAACCAACTCCACACACTGATCAAGAAAATCACCAAGGCAGAACTTACACTTGATGCAGGTTACTTCCCTGAAGGTTTAGCAGAAGAACTTCAAGGTATGAAGAAGGTAGGGGAAAAAGGTGCATGGGCTATGCCAAGCAACCCTAAACCAATTCCTTTCCGTCTAGGTGTACCTTTCACCGATGAGAACAACAACTCACAAATCTTCAACTTCCCTTACTGCTTCTTAACTCCAGTGGAGCAAAGTGCAGAAACCGAAGGTGAAGACTACAACGAACAAATCAAACAGTTCAAGATTGAAGCTTTACCTTTACCATTCGAAGTAGAGATTGACGGTCACAAAGACAAGTATGTCTTCCACCAAGTTGACTTGTCTAACGCTGATTCAGCTGTTTACTACGACGAGAAGAAATTGTTGCAACAAGGTTGGTTTGACGCTGAAACTTTAGACGCAGCAAAAAAGTAATGACCCCTGCTTCACCATCGCCTGCATCTCCTCAACCTGGGGCAAGTCCAGGCGGTGTACCAGTGGTACCAGGGGGATAATAAAAAAAATAGTTGGAGGGGCACACAATTAGTGGCCCCTTCATTTTTATAGGAGTGAAAATTAATGAGTATCTTCAAAACACAAGTAAAAAAGATGAAAACAAGAATTTTGGGCCACGAAGTAGAGCTCAAGGTTAACAACGCAGTCTATTTATATCTTCAATCGTTATTTGGTCTAACTCAAGGGTCATGGGGCGAAGAGTATGAAAAAGAAAATGTTATCGGCGGTGCTAAATTCGTGGTTGCGGTATTGGCAGCCAATGGGTATGAAACCACCTTAGAGGAAGTCTTAGAGAACACAACCTTTATCGACATTCAAACTTTCTTAACCGACTACCAACTCATCATCTTGTCTGATGCTGAAGAGCAAGCAAAAGGTGACTCAAAAAAGGGAAAGGCGAAGAAGTAGACTACGACCACCTCTACTTCCTTTGCAGAGAATGGTTTGGGATGACCAAGGAAGAGTTTATGTTTGAACACGATCTCCATTCGGTGGCGTACTTGCTAGAGAAACATGCAAAGTTTAATGGTATGAGTTCTAGTGACAAGGAAGAAAAACTAACTGAAGCATCCGCTAAGTCATTCTTTAGTATTTAAGAAAGGGGGACACTATGGCATTAAGAAAAGCAGGGTTATCCCTGACGCTCGAAGGTAAGGCGGAGTACCTATCCGGCTTGCAGAGCATTAACAACCAACTGCGTATTAGCCAAGCTCAACACAAGGCGATGGCAGCAGCATTAGGTAATAATGCCGGCATCACCGCTACTTACAAAGCTAACATGCTAGGTCTATCTAGCAGTTATCAGTTAGCTAGTCAGAAAGTAGATGCTTTAGCCAATCGTCAGAAATTACTTCCTGCTATCCAAGGTCAATTAGAATCGTCTATTCGTAAGACAGCTAGTGCCTTGGACGAAAGCCAACGCAAGCAGGACACGCTAAAAACGGCCTACGCTCAAACTAAGACTGCTTCAGACCAACTCAAACAATCACAGTCACAACTCACTGCTGAGTACAAGACTTCCTTGTCTGATACTAAGTCATTAAAGACAGCCTTAGATGAAGCGAGACAAGCCCACAAGCGTAACTCTGATGAGGTCAAGTCCGCTAAAACTGCCTATGAGCAGTCTAAGCAGAAGACCGCAGAATTAAAAGCCAAGTTGGTTGAACTTAAAACCGCAACAGGTGAAGCCAGTGCTAGGACTCAACAAGCAAAGGCTGCTTATGATGCGTCAAAGAGCGCAACCAAGGGTTACAAACAGTCATTAAACGAACTGACGAAAGAACTTGAATCAGTTAAGAAAGAAGCAGGTGATTTACCACTTAAACTTGCACAGGCTCAAGAGTCAATGAATAAG